CCGCAACCTCCCTCACTCCCCAGCTGCTTCGTGTACTGAAGCCCCCGGAGCCGTCCCCCAAGGCGGTGAGTGAGAGGCGTGTGTGGCAATCACACACGACTTTAATTTTGCAGGCAGTCATACCCAGGACTGCCCCCCTTCCCCATCAGCCGACCCCTGTCGACTGTTCGCGAGAACGTCCAAAGCTGTTCTCGCCACATCGCAGCCCCCGGAGGCCGGACTGTACAACCCCACTCGACTCACGCAGTCGCAATGGCAGCGATGCGTGGACCCCACGTTCTGCCCGTAAGGGCGGGGTAAGCCGAGGGCATATGTCCCACCGCACGAGTGATTGCAACGCCGGCACGTGCAATGCCGGCAGCCACGCGTTCACCACCCTCAAAGACGCCCGCGACTGTGTTGGCGGCATTCGCCGCCGAATCGAGGACGCGCTCGGAGAGGGAAGGATGGGTCACGGCCGCGGAAGACACCAGCGTAGCGGCCTCATCTGCTGGCAGGTAGTCGTAGTCGAGGTGCACAGTAAAATTGTACACGTCCAGTGACGTACCGGTGCCGATGAGGAACGCGATGGTCGCCAGACCATCATCCGCCGTGTAATTAGCGGTCGTGCCCGAAATGCACGGCTTGAGTTGCTGCCACTCAAGTCGGTCGATGGGAGTAGCACACACGTGTGCCGACTTCTGCATGAGCTCGTAGGCGGTCTTGGTGTGGAGATCAGCCTTGGCTCCCAGCGAGTTCGCAATGTCAGCAAACGTTGCAAAGGAGCCCGGCGTCATGATACTCCGCAGTGCACCCATGCGTAAGTAGGTGTTGGGAAGCAACACTCCAGCCGCACTGGGCCCAAGACAGCTCACGGTGACGCCCACGCGATGCAATCGCGCGCGCCCAGCCACGTAAGCGGCAGAGAAGTTGTTGAAGGAGGTGAGAGCGGTGCCCGCGGTTCCTACCGTGGCGCCCGCTCCCGTGATCCCCATCTGTCCAATGTGGAGCGCTCCCGACGTGTTCAGGCACCCAGATATGAGCACCACGACAGGATTGGCAGCGCCCGCAACAATCTGGAACTGGCCATAATCTCGAACCCGCACGAGGGCGGTGTTCTTCAGAGATGCCGGTACCCAGACGTGCTGCGACATGGCGGGATGCCAAATCTCGTGGAGCGCCACATTGCTCGCAGACTTCCCTTGGCCGCGTTGCGACCGTGGTTTGGCTGATAGCGGTGCGGCACGACGTTTCGGTGCAGCCTTCTTCTGCCGAGGTCCCATCTTTCCCTGCCTTTGCGACGCACGCGGCATGTTCGAGATGTGTGGCAGCGGGGGCTTCCGAAGCCGTCCGGGGTTTGCGTAGGCGGTGGACGCCGAAACTAAACTAGCAAGGCGAGTCGCTTTTCAGCGATCGAAAATTGTGCAAAGCCAAAATGGCTGAAAACCGGCATGGTAGGTGATTCCCGGCAAGAGTTCGACACGACAAGTACACCCTAAACGTCGTCGCGTGTAATCGTAACTCTCCCACCTCGAATACGTCGAGGCACGGTTCCGTAGTCATTCCCAGTCAATTACGCCTATTAGGCAACCGAACCAACCGCCGCAACTCGCCCCTGGCAAAAATGGGGCTCGTTACGACGACCAGCTTCACGAGAGCAAGTTCCCGACGACACGGGCGTGTTGCATGCTTCTCGAGTGAGTGCAGGGGACTGGACACGAGTTTATGGTCATGGCTAAACCACCAGCGGGTACTGGTACTCGTGCTGGCCTCACGTCACGGGGTGCGCTAACCCCGACCAAGCTCTGGATCCATCGTTACATGCCGCCGATGAACCGCGGAAGAATAAGGCTGCTCGTCCGGCACCTTACGGACGTCACCACCAGCGCTGGCCGACCCCAATTGCCTTGGATCGGTGGTGATATGCAAGCTACCTATGGGCCAAACGCCCGGGCTGCGCTCGCAAAAGCATCTGTCAGACCCTTGCCAAGAGTCTGCTCGGACTTGCTAATTAACACCGGCTGGTAACTACCAAACACCGGTGGGGACCTAACAGTGCTGGCTCGACAGAGCCCTGTACACTTGCTTGTGCTCACTACCGCCAGCAACTGGGTACCCGCCCAGCGGGTCCCAGATTTGCTGACAGCACGACCTCCAGGACGTGCTCCTCCGTGTAAGCCGTGCCCGTTTGCTGCAGCAAGACGGCGAAGTGGGGGTTGTCGCTCGAGTTCTCGGCAATCATAATATCCTTTTCGAGCTGACAGGCTTCCACGCCCCACTTCCGTTTCTGGTCCTCGCTGAGCTCTGCCTCGGTGGACTTGCCATAATACCTCGCCAAGTAAAGAAAGTACGTGGCCACCACAGTGTTGTGGCCCGCAAAATTCCTGGCGTAGGACAGGTAAGTACCGCAGGCGAGGGAACGCAACTTCTTGGAGTTGCCGTCTCTCCAGGCTTGCATTAGTTCTGGTGAATGCGACCACGATGCGTGGCCCACACCTCTCTTCACGTCAGGCTGGGCGCATGGCAAACAGCCATGCTTATCCGTGGCGATGTGCCAACCGCAGAACTCTGCGGCGGTCTTGCCCTCGTGCTTCTTGATCTTCATGTCGAAGCCTGCACGGGTCCACAAGGCCAGGTACCCAGTCTCGCGTTCAGCGGACCACCACTTGCTTTTGGCGCAAAATATGCTGTCGTCACCTTCAAACACGCACCTGATGGGTCCAGCCCCAGTGTACATGCAGGTGACGGCTTCGCGCGCCTCTTCCACAGTGCTGGAAACCGCGGCCAAAGTGAGGACGCAATTCGTAATCCAGTTCAAAATGGAAGTGCCTCGGTGTCCGGTGCGTCGGATGGCCTCCAACGTGAAGCTGACACGCTCCTCGTCGGCCGGCGTTTTGACGTACGCGACTTTCATGAACGCGTCTGTGCACGCGTGCATGTGGGCGTGAATGAGGGCAGGGTGTGTGAGCTCGGAACAGGTTTGCAGGAGCAGCTCGATCGCTCGCCGCAAAAAGACGTTCTCCACTGCTTGGCGGATCTTAATCGAACATGAGCCATCCCAAGCTGAACCATCTCCTTCCATCACCACCGTATCCCCGCCTTCGGGGGTGTGCTCCATCCGCAGGAGCTCGGCCGTTTTCAAGATCGCCTTATCCTTCGGCTGATACTTGATGCAAGCGAGCGGGAAGGTTTTGAACATGCAGTATTCGAGCATGCCACACGTGTCGGACGCACAGATCATGCCTGTGTCGCCATCACACACGATGGGCCTCGGTCTGCGCGCCTTCTTCCCGCCCTGCAGCAGTCCCACTTCACGCTTAGTCGAACCCTGGGGCCCTTTCCAGCCCTTCAGATATGCCTGTTCGTAGGCTTGGTCGACGCGCTTGGTGGTCCATGCTTTAGCGGCCCTATCCTTGACGGTTGGGTTTTTGTTGCACCATTCCTCAATCCTCTCGGGTGTGAACGCCAGCTTGCTCATCTCAGCAATAATGGCTCCGAACTTCCTCCGATCAAGCGAGCAGGCCTGATACTTTCGATGCCTTGCTGGCTCTAGGTATCGTGCCTCAAGCGCGAGCTCGAAGGTCTGAACGTCGTCGTTCCACACCTGAACCGGATCCCCAGCGGGGCCGGTGCGGATGGCCAGGGGTTTCGTGCCCTCCGTTTCGCCCGCAGAACTGGCAGGCAGATACGTGAGGTCCCAGCCTTGGTCCCGGAACACTGAACTTCCCACCTTCGTTGCCGTCTCGATACATGCAGATTCTGCCAGGCGTGCGGCCGCCCCTTGCGACTCCGTGCCCGTGCTTGCTGCTTCGCCGACGACACGAGAGGTGTCCTCACTGGTAATCCCGCGTGGTGGCAGCACCACTTCCTCCAAGCCGGGCGGCGCCTCGACTCGGGGCGGCACCACGACGGGTGCCGGGACTGCCTCTTCCTTGGGGGCTTCGGGCTCATCCTCGATGGCCTCAGGTCCTTCGCGTTTATAGCCAAGCTTGGTGTATCCGCGCGGTGCGAAGTACAACCAGACGCCGAGCCCGCATAGCGTAGGTACCACCGGCGGCAAGCAGTCGAGGACCATGTAGAACGCTGTGCGTCCCACTTTCCTGATGGCCCAAGTCATCACTCGCCCGCCCGTCGAACGCTCGCCCGTATAAAACCAGACGGCCGCTCCAACCCCCAAACCGAACCACCTGGCCCGATCCACACGCGGAAACCAGCAACACCAGTGTTCCGTGACCCACCGCAAAATTGGGTCTTGATGCTCCCCCTTGACCCTCCGTTTACTGTCGAGGATCGAATCTAATGCTCCCTGGAGGAGGGTAGCCATGGCCACACCATCGGCGGTGCTTGTTGGCCACAGTTTCGCTTGCGCGAGCGCCACAGTTGCGCCGGCATGCGCCGCCTCCGTGCCTGCGTGTTTCTGTAGCGGTACAAAAATCTTGGTCCACTCTTCATCAGTCACATACAGCACGGCGCTGACGTCCTGCCTAACGATCGTGGCTGTGCATTTGCCGCACCCGTCCTTCACTGCATACGTGATGACCCAAGGCCCCTCACGTTCAGCTCCCAAAAGGATATGGTGTTGATGGCAGTTTCTGCACAACACGGCTGTCGGTTTTTGCACCACACCGAACATCCGTCAAGCAACCAATTGGTGCGCGAACGAGTCGCGCTCTCAGGAAACAAGGGGTCACTGCCGAGTCTCTTGAG